AAAATCCCTATGGGGCGGACGTTTCCTCAAATTCTCCGACCTATATAACTAACATAAAAAATCACTAGGAGGTGAACAATATGTCAGAAGATATCGTAAAAAACTATCCAGGAACTACAACTAGTCATGGTCATGATGGATCAGGTGCAGTAGCATCAGGTTCAGACGGTGCTCCCGCAACCATCGTAAGTGGTCGTGAAGGCATTCTAGGAAATATTGCTGGAGCAAATTACGGAACATCAGGTGCAAACGCAGTTAACCCTGTCGGCACACCAGGTGGAATCCTATTGCCTGAACAAGCACGTCGCTTCATTGATTATGTGTGGGATGCTACAGTTCTCGCTAAAGATGGACGTAGAGTTACAATGCGAGCAAATACAATGGAACTTGAAAAAGTTAACGTTGGTGAGCGTGTAATTCGTGCAGCAGCACAAGCAGACCCTACATTTACAAATGCAGGCGCAACTTTCTCAAAGGTTGAATTGACTACAAAGAAGATTCGTCTTGACTGGGAAGTATCAACAGAAGCACTAGAAGATAACGTAGAAGGCGGCGCTCTTGAAGACCATCTCGTACGTTTGATGACAAATGCTTTTGCAAACGACATTGAAGATCTTGCGATCAACGGTGACGGTGCAACAGGATCATTCCTTTCAATCATGGAAGGCTTTGTTGAAAAAGTACAGGGCGGAGACTCACACGAGTCAATGGTAACTGTTGCTGACAACGCATGGACAACAGAGGTTATGCAAAACATTATCCTCGCAATGCCACGTAAGTATCGTGCAATCAAGAACAATCTTAAGTTCTATGCTGGTACAGACGCATTCCAGGGTATCATTAAAAATAATGGTACATTGGCTGATGCAATCGCAGAAGCATTTGCTGGTAAGCCAGCAGGTACACCTGCAAACCGTCAAGCATACCTTGATGGCAATGCTCAGACATTTGGTGGAGCACGTACAACTCGTGTTCTCGGTGTTGAAGTCCAAGAAGTTCCTTACTACCCTGCAGGATATGTAGATCTTACATTCCCACAGAACCGTGTATGGGGATTCCAACGTGATATCACTGTAAACCGTTTCTACCAACCAAAGAAGGACACAATTGAATACACAGTATTCGTCCGCTTTGGTCTACAATGGGAAGAACTTGACGCAGTTGCATACGCAACAGCAGCAAATAACTCATAATCGCTAAAACGATTGACTTGGGGAACGGTGTAAAAGCCGTTCCCTTCAGTCATTTATAGGGAGAATAAAATGTCTTATCCAGGTGAACCAATTGATCATAGTCACAATGGCGAAGGAGCAATTGTTACATTAGGAAATCCAGGTGTTATTATTATGGGATCTAGTGGTCTACAAGTTAATACACTTGGAGCTTCAGGAGCAACTCTTGGAGAAACATCGGGACCTAATGCTGTAAATCCATCGGGAACACCAAATGGAATTCGTTTACCAATGCAAAATAATTTTGGTAGAGGAAGACGACGCTAATTCTGGTATAATAACATAGGAGGAATTAATGTCTATTATTGAAGATTTATCTAAAAAGACTGTTATGGAAATAAAGTCTTATGCAAAGAAAAATAACATTGATTTGTTTGGGGTAACAACAAAAGTTCACATGCTTGAAGTAATTTCTAGTTGGACTCCAAAACAAGAGTCAACAGTAAACCCAAAAGCAGAAAAGCTAATTAATGAAAAAGTAGCACTCTTTTCAGAACGTAATATTTTCTGGAATGGTGTTGGAGAAATCATAAAAGGCTATAACATTGTAACCAAGGAGGTTTCCGAAAAGTGGCTTACCCACAACAAGGTTCGCACAGCGACACCTCAAGAAGTGGCAAAGTACTACGGTAAATAATTATGATAATTCTAAGACTCCCACCATACCCTATTGAGATTAAGTATGACGTTCCTTTACCAGATACAGACTACCTGTTTACTATTGAAAATGCCCCTAAAACAATTGAGGTATCTGAAACAATCACATCTGATGCAAACTCTCAGATTACTTTTACTTTGACGGGTGATTTTATTACTTATGATCACGATTACTCGGTACAAATATTTGAAGATTCCGAAGAAGATATTCTTGTTCAAGACATTCTTAGTATTATTAGACCATATGTTGATCCAAATACACTAGGCACAACTGCAACAGAAATTGCAGAAGCAACATATAATGAACGTATTGCTAGAGCAATTGTTGATTCATTAATTAACCGAGGCTTTACATTTGAAAAGAAAATTCTTGAGGTTGTTGGTCAAGGAACTGATTATATCCCTGTTTGGGGAACAATTTATAAGATTAATCAAGTTTATGAAAATGGGCAACTTGTGTATGACATTACAGATACAGTAGATGGACCAGCTCTAAATGGATTTGATTATGCAGTTACAAAAGATAGAACTGCAATTGTTAAAATTCCTACAGACTCATCTTACTATGAATCAAAAGATCGTGCAGAAAGAAAACCACTTAAGTATAGAGATGCAGGGTCAGACTCATTTTATACATATGCACCATATGAAAATTATGACAACATGTGGACAAACACAAAAAATACAGCAGTTTCATTTCCAGAAGGTTTTGATTATATAATTGATTATGATTCAGGGTATAAAGTTATTCCAAATGATGTACGTGATGCAGTAGGAATGATGATTGATGACCTTAAGTGCGGAAGAATGGATCACTACAAATCTTATGTTAGTGAATATGAAACAGATCAATTTAAACTAAAATATGACTCATCTAAGTTCTTTGGAACTGGAAACATTCTAGTTGATATTATTCTTGATAAATACATTACAAATTTGCGTACACCTGGGATGCTGTGATGAATTGTGATAAACCAGACTTTATGTACCCAATGCTTGCTGATGTTTATTATGCAATAATTAAACAAAATGAATATGGCAAGGCAATAAAAGATTGGGTATTTGATAAAACAATTACATGCAATGCCCAGCCAATTACAAAAAGAACTCAGGAAGAAATGAGTCCTGCAATATTTCTTCAGACGGATGGAAAATTAGTAGCAAGATCTAAAACTGATATTAGAACTTCTTCTAAAAATGATAATAATGCTATAACAAACGTATTAATAACAAATATAAGGCTTCCACAAGATAACCTTGTATATAGAGAAACTGCGGGACCAAGAAATGGCAGAGGAACAATCTATGAACTCGCCACAATAGAACCTTTTATTGGTGGCTTACAAAGCATTGAATACTATTACATGATGTGGCGTAGATCAGAAAATCAGACAGTTGGTGACTAATGAGAGTTTCTCTTAATGCTAAAGAATTTGAAAAATCTATTTTAAATATAGCAAATTATTCTATTGGGTTTTTAGATGGTGCTCAAAAGGGCAAAAGTGTTTTTTTAAAAAATCTTGGTAAAAGCACAATTTTAGTATTAAAACAATACGTTGATGCTGAAGCAAGATCAAACCCAAAAGCACTTCATCATATTTATGAATGGTATAAAACTGGAAGTCCTAATGCTAGACTTTTTGACTTTGATTATACTGTAAGCAATTTAGGATTATCCTTTATGTCAACATTTAAACAGTCAAGTTCCTTGTCTCAGGGATCATCAACACCTTTTTATAATAAAGCAAAAATAATGGAAGATGGTATACCAGTAAAAATATCTCCCAAGAAATCAAAAGTTTTAGTATTTGAATCTAACGGAGAAACCGTTTTTACAAGCAATGATATTACTATTGACAATCCTGGAGGAGACTACGTTTCAGGATCCTTTGAACGTGCCGTTGATGAATTTTTTAACGTTTATTTTAGACAATCATTTTTAGCATCATCGGGATTAAAGTCTTACATAAATAATCCAATTCTTTATAAACAAAACATTAAAAAAGGATCAAAGTCTGGTAAGGCTGTTGGAGTTAACACTGGATTTAAATGGATAGCAAATGCACATATGGGAGTAGAATAGAACCATGACTTTTAACGCAGCCACTGAAACAGGGTTTCCACCTCTTTTTATCAATAAATATATTATTGCTCAGTTAAAAGATTTTGGAATAGTTACGGGTATTGAGGGAATAGATCCAATAGTTCCAGTACAGTCCACCAACCTAGATGACCTATTTGGAGAAATCACTGTAACTGGAGATGCATTTTTAATAGCATATGATAGATTAGCTAGATATAGACAAGACACAATGTATAGACATAAAAGAGAGCAATTGGTTTATACCATTCACTCTTCGGATGATGCTCAGGGATTCAATATAGCAAGAATAATTGCAGAAGCCCTAGATAGAGAAGATGCAGCCGCAGAAGATGTTAATCTATGGCTTATTCAAAATCCCGATAAAATACCTCCTATAAATGTATTTTTTCATCGTTTTAAGGTTTTCCAAGTAGATGAGACTAGGGACCTAGTTGAGCTAGGATCTGTCAAGTTTAACTGGCGGGGTAAACTAATTATTGAGTATGATTATCATACAAAAGATTCCCTATATACTTAAAAATGCTGTTATAATTAATTTTGAGGAAACAAGCGCCAAACAACTTAATAAACCTATTTAGAAAAAAGAGGTGAAAATATGGCATATAGTCGTGGTACATCTACCAACATTATCGTTGGTGCAGCTGCTCTTTTTATAGCAGATACAACACTTGACGCAGACGTATTTACAGATACCCCACTTGTAGGATCAGAATCATATAAGACTACCCTCTCAGATGATGCAGATTACACAAATGTCGGATACACAATGAATGGTCTTGAGCTACAATTCCAACCAGATTTTGGTGAGGTTGCAGTAGATCAGGTTCTTGACGTTGCAAAACTTTACAAGCAGGGAATGCAAGTTAATCTAGCTACTGCTTTTGCTGAAGCTACACTAGAAAATCTTCTATTGTCTTTGGCATACTCAGACTCAAATCTTTCAGGCACAAAGTCACAATCAGCTGGCCGTACTCTCAACCTTTCTGCAGGCACTATTGGCGAATGTCCAGTAGAGCGTGGAATTGTTGCTGTTGGTCCTGGCACAGGCGATTGCGATAACTCTGCTTATGTAGAGCGAGTCTATGTTGCATACCGTGCACTTTCAATTGAAAATGTTACAGTATCTGCAAAGCGTGATGAGGCTTCAATGTTTGAAGTTTCATTCCGTCTACTTCCAGAAGATGTTTCTGGTTCATATGGTAAGATCGTAGATCGTACCTGGACACCAGCATCATAATTTAACATAAATTATACGACTTAGCCCACTATGAAAATAGTGGGTTTTGTTGTTTCTATATGATAAAATTGAATTCTATGGCTACAAAAATATATAATAACAAAATAATTAAACTCATTGATGGTAGAGAAATTGAGGCAATGCCTTTAAAGATAAAATACCTTCGTGAGTTTATGGATGCTTTTCAGTTAGTTCGTACTGCTAAAAATGATGATGAAGCAATTGGCTTATTAGCAGAATGTGCAAGAATAGCCATGAAACAATATTATCCTTCTATATCTAGAAGTACTGAAGACCTTGAGGACAACCTTGACCTTCCAAACATATATGAGGTTTTAGATATTGCAGGCGGTATAAAAATAAACAATAAATCAGAAGAAGCAGTAAAAGATCAAGCAGTAGAAAATGGAGTAACTTGGGATACATTTGATCTTGCTAAATTAGAGTCCGAAGTTTTTTTATTGGGCATATGGAAAGACTATCGTGAACTAGAAATATCTCTTTCTATGCCCGAACTACTGGCAACCATAGAAAGCAAAAGAGAATTAGATTATGAGGAAAAGAAATTCTTGGCAGCCATTCAAGGAGTTGACCTTGAAGGAGAACAAGATAAAGGACAAAAGCAATGGGAAGACATGAAGGCTAGAGTATTTAGCCAAGGTCAAACAAATGATTCAAATGATATTCTATCTTTTCAAGGACCTAAAGCATCATCTGCAGGTTTTGGAATTAACATGGGTCTTGATTATGAAGACGCTAGAGACCCCTCCGTTATGCTATAATTGACTAAGCCTACATAGGAGGAACGAATGGCAACAAAAGTACACGAGGGGAACGAACTTACTCTCATTGATGGGACAAAGATTGAGGTTAGACCTCTTAAAATTTCTTTGCTTCGCCCGTTCATGAAGAAGTTTGAAGGAGTAGCAGCGGTGGCGGATAACAATGAAAAGTCAATGACTCTTCTTGTTGAGTGTGTTCAAATTGCTATGCAGCAGTACAAGCCAGAATTGGCAAAAGACTTGGAAGCACTTGAAGAAATTCTTGATCTTCCTACGGTCTATAAGATTGTTGAAGCAGCATCAGGAATTGAACTTGGATCTGTAGCAAACACTCTTGCATTTGAATAATAAAACTTAAAAGAGGTGATGCATGGCTGATGTAAATGCTAATATTGGCGTAAATATTGACACGTCCAAAGCATTGGGCCAACTTAAGGACCTACAACGTCAGATATCTCAGTTTCACTCTTCAATAGCTAAATCAAGTTCAGCAGCAGCACTTGCACAAAGGGATCTGCAGAGAAATTTTCTTAGTAGCGTAAATGCTATTGGATCTTTTTCTGCAGAACTCCGCAATGTAAAAACAACATCAGAGTCTTTTACTAGCTCTCTTGAAAAGAACAAGTTCTCAATGCGAGAATATTTCCGTTATGCTGGAGCATCTACAAAAACATTTGGTAGATTATTTAAATCAGAGTATGACACAATTGGCAAGGTAGCAGAAGATCGGGTAAAGAAACTTCAAACCCAATACATTAAGATGGGCAGAGATGCTTCTGGAGTAATGAAAGCTATTGCTATTATTCCTAATCAGTTAGATATGGGTAACTTTGCAACACAGACTCAAATTGCTGCACAGAAACAAGCACTGTTTAATCAGCTAATGAAGC